AGTTATTAGAGAGTTAGGCGAAGACGCTGTTAGACAATTAGACAACATTTTAGCAGACGCTAGTTCATTGAAAGACGTAGACAACATTTTGTCCAACATAGACAAGATTGACTTGAACAAGAGCGCTACAGGTGTCTTTAGAGAAATAGAAAATACGCTTGGTATAAAACTTACTGACCAGTTTGGGGAAAACGAAATAGAGAAACTTCGTGTTGGAATGGAAGAAGCCCTTAATGCTAAGTCAACAAAAGAAGTTCGAGAAATATTTGACGACCTACACAAAACTGTAATCAAAAAAATAGAAGAAGAAGCGGAAGTAAGATTAGTTACCAAGCTAGAGAAGTTCGAGAACGCTGTTGATGCTGAACGGGGAATGGCGTTGATAGGAGTTACAGAAGAAATCACCAACCAGCTAGATGTATTTGAGTATCTTTACAGTTCAGGAATGGCAAGATTTAGACCAGATGATGTATCAAAAGTCGTTAGAGATGCTTATTGGCCTATGTGGTTGGATGAGCAAACCCGTTTTTGGAAAGTAAAGTATGACAGGATTGACGCTGTAGTTGAAGGTGTGAGGACAGGCGGGAAGAATATTGACCTGAATTTAGACCAAGCGCTAAAGAATATTGAGAACAAAAAGAAAATATGGAATAACTTTTTCGAGAAGCGTAATACAATGTACGACGATTTCTTCAACGCACAGAAAGTTCCAGTAGAAGGATATACAAAAACTTGGGACGAACTCGTTGACGAGATTGATGAACTGTACAAAATAGCCGCCGACACAGACCTTGCTTCTATCAAACAGACAGACGACTTGATGGAAGCAGTTATAAGAATTGACAACCCAGCATTAGCCGATGGGTTTGCTGGATGGAGAGCAGAGATACGGGCTTGGAAAGTAAAAGACAGAGCGCAAACAAGAACTTACGCTTACATGCAAAAGAAAGGCGAGCTTCCTATAGACTCTCCCACCTACAAGCAGTTTTGGGCTAAACGCAATAAGTTACAAGTAGAGCTTGGTGAACTTAGGAACCGTGGCTATGCTATGATGGAAGGCAACGCCGAAGAACTAGTTTACTTCTCTCAAATTGAGAATGTTCCTGGTGATGTTAGTATACGCCAAGCAAAACAAATAGCCAAAGACCTTGAAGGTAAAGCAACTACACTTAGAGCGTCACAGGTTTCAGAACCGTCAATATCTCCGATGTTCCCGAATGAAGCGAGAGAGGAACAATGGTTCTCCCGTAACTTCTGGACACTGAGAGAGATGGAAGAGAAGGCTGCTTCAATGATAGGACAGCCAGCTTCACGGCTTGATATGAGCGACTTTGCAAGGGATGAGCTTGGCAAGTTCCTCAATAGCGCTAAGAGAGAAATGGCAGATGCTCAATACGGTTCAGTTAGAATGGCTGAATACTACAGGGACGCAGCACTTCTAAACTATAATCGCAAAATGAATTACGATACTTGGCTTGGAACATTCATGCCTTTCGAGTTTTGGACTACGCACTCAATGGGACAGTGGGCAATACAATCAATCAACCGTCCAGCAGCGTTATCTCTTTACATGAGATACCAACAGATGCAAGAAAGAATATCGCTGGAAGACCCTAACTTCCCGACTAGGTTAAAGGGTAAGATAAAAATTCCTATACCTCATTGGCTAGGTATGCAAGAGTGGATGGGGGATTCATTGTTTGTTGATGTGTGGGGAGCTTTTGCACCTTTCGCACAGATGGCAATGCCTTACACGACTGTAGTTCAGAGAGGACTTTCTAACATGGGTTCTGTTGAACGAGAGCTTGACAGAATGGTTAGAGATGGAGAGATAACCAGACAAGAAGCTGATGAAGCAGAAGCAACAAAATCTGGTCAGGCTTGGGGCGATGCACTTGCTGTAATGGAACAGAACGCTGGAGAACGTACAGATAACTACGAACTACTTAGTGCTTTGAGTTCACCTCATGCTCCTTATGACTGGTTGGTAAAAGGGTTAAGTGGTAGACCAGAAGAGATAGGCCCGTTCCTTCCAGCCACCTACACAACAACACGACTGCTTGGGGCTTTTGGAATTGATTGGCCTCACGAAAATGCTAATGCAGCAGCAAGGATAAGAAGATACGTAGGATTACCTGGATTTGACCAATGGGAAGACTATAGAGTAGAGAGAATGTTGACCAACATGAGTGCTACTGGACAGATTACACCAGACCAAGCAGCAAGAGCAATGATTGACCACAGCGGTGTAGCGTGGGAGTTAGCAAGAAAACAATCTGCTAGAGAGTACGCTGGTGGCCCTTGGTGGGTTTCTTTACTAAAGACTGTTGGTATACCAGCCTACATTTTCCCAGAAGGCGAACAGCAACAGCGACAACTTGGCGAAGAATTTAACAAGGCTATGGAATCATACGAATCAGGAGATACAGAAGCCTACAACAAGTTCTGGGATATGAACCCTGAGTTTGCTAACCGCCTTTCTTTATGGGATGAGCCACAAGAACGGATGCAGAACTTCCTTGTTGGTGATATATGGAATTTGTATAGTGACTTGGCAACCGTCGATAAAAGAATTGTACGAGATACCCTTGGTGATGAGTTCCAGCTTAGATTCCTTGATGAAGGAACTAGGAATTACCAAGCAATACCGATTGAACAACTCCAGATGTGGAGCAAGATGATGGGTGGCGATCCACCTGGAACTCTTACAGAAGCCTTCAATATTGATTTAGCACCACCTGAAGTCGCTAACCAAACAGAGATATTCTATTCAATTAGAAACGACAACTTCCCTGACTATTACGAACTTCAGAACAAATACTTTACACTTGCTGAAGGTAATGCTAGGAACGACTACCTTAGACAAACTCCCCAACTCAAGCAGTATTGGGACTGGAGAAGGAACTTCCTGAAGAAGAATCCCTCTATTGCACCATATATTGATGATAACTTTGAACCAAAATACAGGTCAGTTCAGGAAATGGAACAAGCATTTACACAAGAACCAACATTCGGAGCTGCTGAATTTGCCAGTTACATCGGTGTTTCAGCGGTAAACGTAATAAAGGGTGGTGAAATTCCACAAGATATAGTTGAATGGCTCACTGTAAAAGCAGAAGAGCTTGGAATTACTTACGAGGAGTTGATACAGAAGGTGGAGGCTTCTCAGTAGCACTTGACAAAAGCATGATTAGTATGATATAATTCATACAAATAGAACATTAGTTCTAAAAATATAAGGAGAAGCAAAATGCCTAAAGATAAAGAGGTAGTTGCCTCTGAACCAAAGATCGAGGGAGATTTACCCGAACCTCAGATTTCTGGAACTCAGACAGGACAACCTTTAGATCAAGCTGGCGGTTCAGCCGTAACCCTTGAAGCAATCGAGGAGCTTGTAAAAAGAGAAGTCCAAAGCATGAAGGACTCAAGATTAGGAAAGTTTGATACAAGACTCGACGACCTGGAGGGTGCTGTCGCAAAGTACGAAGCCCTGCAAAAGCAAGGATTGTCGAAAGACCAAGCATTGAACAAGATGCAGGGAGACAAAGAGTTGGACGATATGAAGAGCCAACTGACTTCGTTACTTGCTGGCAAAGTTCCTGCCGAATCAACGGGGGTTGGTTCCCAGAACTGGAAGAGCCGTAGAGCAAGCATATTGTCCGAAGCAGGAATCGAAGGTAATGACCCAAGGTTCATTGAGTTTATGAAGCAGAAATTCTCTTCATACGATGATATGAATGACAAGCTATTTTCAAAGACAGAAGAGTGGTCGTTTACTGACGAAACAAAACCGAAACCAGATTCCTCCACTATAGCACAGACCGTCAACTCAGTTCCAACAGTAGAAGACGGGTATCCTGAAGACGATGATGAGTTAGGGGACAAGTTAGTAGAGTTACAGAGAGACTATTCCAAGAACGAAGCTGAAGTCAACAAGATAGCAAAGGTGCTAGAGTTGAGGGCAAAGAAACAGGAGTAATAAATGTCAACAACCTCAGACCTCTCGAATTCAGTTCGAGCGAGATATATTAATGATTATGTGAAGTGGGCTAAATCCTTACGGGTTTATGACCAGTTCGCTATGGCGATTTCTAAAGATAAAGAAGTTCTCCAGAACAGTTCCAGCGTTGTACTTCCTTACGTTGGAAACATGGCTATTACTGCCCAGACTATCAGCGAAACCGTTGATCTTCCTCCGCAGAACGTAAGAGATACAACCGCTTCAATCACACCGACTTCCCGTGGTGATGGTATTCAAGACAGCGAAAAACTGCTTGACCAGAACTACACCGAGTATGGTAAGAAAAGATTTGAAATCATCGGCGAGAACATGATTGAAACTCTTGAAGCATTGGCTATTGACTCAGCTCTTGCTGGCTCAATGGTACAACGTGCGGCTGCTCGTGCATCCTTGGATGCAGGAACTTCCACTCACCGACTAACTGATGCAGAGTTCTTCAAAGCTGCACAGCGACTCAAGGAACATCGTTGCCCTGGCGCTATGCAGGACGGCTTGTTAGTTCCTTCAGGACATATCGCTGCAATGCACGGCGATGCTTATTTCGATGTTCTTCAGGGTGGAAACATTAACTCAATCCTAAAATACCAGGACAAGAACATTCTGTATAGTGGCGAAGTTGGAGAACTTGGCGGATTCCGCTTAGTTGTTTCCCCGTTTGCTAAAGTATTTGGTGGCGCAGGAATTGACAACGGAACTGCTGGTGCTTACGTTATGAGTGCCGCTTCAGAATCTCTCGAAAAAGAACTGTCCATTACTACTGCAACTCACGTAGCAATCGGACGTTACTTGACCGTTGGTACTGAAGAGACAGCTTCTACCTTCTACCCAGAGAATGAACGAGTAACCCATGTTAGCGGAACCACAACTTCCGTTATCGTTGGTGGCGCTTCTAATGGTGGCCTTCGCTACGATCATGCGAATGGTACTGCTGTAAGAAATGCTGACTCCGTATACCCCGTTCTGTTTGGTGGCCCAAGCTCACTTGCTAAAATCTATGCTTCTGACCACGGCGAGTACGGCGAAGTAGTTGGCCCGAACAAGACTGGAAACGCAGAACAGTTCGTTAGTTTGTTCTGGAAGTGGTACGGTGCTTATGCGATCTTAAACGAGAATTGGCTAGTCAGAGGGGAGTATTCTTCCTCACTAGACGCATAACAAAGGACTAAATGCTAGCAATTTATCAAGTTAAAAACATAGAGAATGAAAAAATATACATCGGTTCTACCAAAGATACAGACCAAAGGTGGGACACACACAAACGATGTTTACGTGGAAATAGTCACGTTAATCCTCACCTCCAGTATGCTT